CTAAAAAGGACTTTACGTCCCAAGACAGCGCAATGGCTCCAGTTAGCCAAGACGGATCTTCATCAACTGTAACAGTTGGTGGTCAAAGATCAAAAGCAAACTTCGAGGACTAAAATTAATTGGTTCTTGATATAACCTTGGAAGGAAATTAAAATGGCAGGATATGGTCTAGAACCCGTAAAACATGCTGGCGGTGGCTTAAACCGTGTAAATAATTTCGCTGACGGAAATGGTTATCGAATAGCTGCAACTGCTCCGAGTGCATACTTTGAAGGAGACCTAGTAACTTATAGTGCTGGTCTGCTTGTAACAGATGTGGGAGCGGCTTCACCAGGCGCTGTAGTAGGCGTATTTTGGGGTGTAGAATATCAAGATAACTCTTCAGGCGAATTTAAATTTGCAAGATCAATCGCTAATGGCTTAGTAGCTAAAGACAAATATAAAGCATTTGTCTATGATGATCCATCAACTCTGTTTAAAATACAAGCAGATCAAGTTGGAACAGCAGTAGATGCTACAGCAGTCGGCGAGTTGGTACAAATTGTAGCTTCTCCAACAGGAAGTTCAATAACTCACAAATCAGGTCTAGTTGCTGATTCAAGCACTAGAGCTACAACTAATAGTTTTCCATTACAAGTTCTTGGCAGTGCCGAAGGCGATGGTACTTACACTGCAGTAGGAACTGTTATGGATATTTTAGTTAGAATCAATTCACATCAGCATGGCAACGGTGCCACTGGCGTGACTGGTATATAATAGAAAGGATAATATAATATGGCTATTTCAAGAGCACAGATCCTGAAGGAATTAACACCAGGTCTTCACGCGATATTCGGTAGCGAATATGGTAGATATGAAGATGAGCACGCGGTGTTGTTTGATTCAGAAACATCAAAAAGAGCGTTCGAAGAAGAAGTTCTTTTCCCTGGATTTGAGGAAGCTCAAATCAAAGGTGAAGGCGCATCTATTTCTTATGCAGAAGCAGGCGAAGGTTTTATCGCAAGATACAGCCACAATACAATTGCACTTGCATTCTCAATTACTGAGGAAGCGATGGAAGATAATCTTTATGACAAACTGTCTACAAGATTAACTAAGTCACTAGCAAGAGCGATGGCTTCAACTAAACAAACTACAGCATCAAACGTATATAACAATGCGTTTTCTAGTTCTTTCACAGGCGGAGACGGAGTATCTTTATTGAATGCTTCTCACCCGACTTCATCAGGAACTGTACAAAGTAATGTGTTGTCATCTAACTCAGATTTATCTGAGACTTCTTTAGAGCAATCACTAATTGATATTAGTGGATTTAAAGATGATAAAGGTGTACCCGCAGCTATTCAAGCGAAAACTTTGCACATTCCAAAAGAATTAGTTTTCACTGCTGAACGTCTAATGGCTTCTCCATACAGAACAAGCACAGCTGACAATGATATTAACGCTATCAAAAATTCAGGTATGATTCCTGGCGGTTACTATGTTAACCACAGATTCACTGATACTGATGCGTTCTTCATTAGAACTGATGCCCCTGACGGTATGAAGATGTTCACTAGAACTCCAATTTCAACTTCTATGGAAGGTGACTTTGAGACTGGTAACGTAAGATACAAAGCGAGAGAAAGATATAGCTTCGGCCATTCTGACTGGCGTGGTCTTTTCGGAACTCCAGGCGAGTAAATTTATTATTGGAGGGGCAAACGTTAGCTACTACTTTGCAACGCTGCCCCTTCAAACTATTTAGGATTAACTAATTATACCGACTGGCCTAACAGACAATCGTAGAAGCGACGGTATAGTTTAACTACGAAGGATTAAAAATGGCTAACACCACATTTAACGGAGCGGTTCGATCAGAGAACGGTTTCAAAAAAGTTACAAAAAGTTCTACAGGAGCTTTTACTGACAACTCAACTTATTCAACAAATGCATCTGTTGGTGGAACATTAGATGTAACAGGAAGATCAACTCTAACTGGAAACACTGTAGCAACAACTGCAGGTACAGGTATAACAACTGGTACGGGCACAGTTTATGCGGCTTCAGTAATTAAAACAGGCGGTATTTTTCATACTAAAATTTTAATTGACTTAACAGGTTTAGCATCATCTGGCTCTGGTGACATTATTGGAAAAGCAGCAACTGCTAATTCTCATATTGGACAAATCACAGCAGCAGTAAATGGAACAGTTCTAGGCGGAAAATTAACTTGCTTAGAAGCTCCAGCAGGTGGAGATCCAGACATCAATTTATGGTATGCGGATGAAGCAACTGGTGCAGAAGATGCAGCAATTACAAGTTTAACAAACCAAGTGCAAATGTGTGACAGTGGTGATTTAGCTTTAAACAGCGTAATCAGTATTCCAACACCACCAGCAGCAGATAAATATATTTATATGGCAACTGGTGCAGCAACAGACGCTGATTATACAGCTGGAAAATTACTTATAGAATTTTTCGGTTATACTGCGTAACTAATTAACAAGGGGGGCAGCAATGTCCCCCAATTTTTAGGAAAATAAAATGACTTTTTCAACAGACGTAAAAGCTACCAGAGCAACAGGTAATGCAACCATCTTTGGTGGACGAACTAGACTTAGAGGTGTCATTGTAGTAAGTGATGGTGGCGGAGCAGGCTCCGTTCTTTTACGAGATAATGATGACAATACTATAATACAATTTGATATACCAAACGGTGATGTATTTGCTTTTAATTTACCAACAGATGGTGTTGTATTTCCTGACGGAATGAAAGCACATAGTTTGACAAATGTAACATCAATAACTGTTTTTAGAGATTAAGTATGGAAGAAGCTAATATTAAAGATAAGTTAGCTATTGTAGAACTTAGAGGTGAAATAAAATTATTACGCCAAGAAGTTGATACAGTAAAAAATAATCATATTTGGCATTTACAAAAATCTATAGATGGTATTAATAAAATACTATGGACTGTAGGTTTTATGGTACTGGCCCAATTTATATGGGTTATTAAAACAGCCCTTATAGGATAGGAGAACGTTATGGCTACTTCAGGTACTCATACATTTGAATTAGATACTTCAGAAATAATTGAAGAAGCTTATGAAAGATGTGGATTACAAACTAAAAGTGGTTTTGAATTAAAAACAGCTAGACGTTCTCTTAATCTATTATTAACTAAGTGGGTTAACGATGGTGTAAATTTATTTACATTAGATTTAACAACCACTGCTATGACTAAAGATCAAGATAATATTACATTATCTTCGTTACAATACTTAGATATTATAGATGCAGCTATACGTGACACCAATGCAGATCCAGATATAGATGTTGCAATGGAGCGTATTAGTATGTCAGAATATTTAAGTTATCCAACTAAAACAACTTCAGGCAAACCAACTCATTATGCTATAGAAAGAAATAGTCAATACACATCATCAGGTTCAGCAACTCATAAAGTTTATTTATGGCCTGTACCAGATCAAACATATTATCAACTACTATCATGGACTGTGCGTTACCCACAAGATGTGAGTTCAACATATACACAAAATCCAGATATACCTAGAAGATATTTACCTGCTTTAATTAGTGGGCTAGCTGTTGAGTTAGCCAACAAAAGACCAGCAGAAGTTGACATTAATAGAAGACAAGAATTAAAAGCATATTATGAACAAGATTGGGAAAAAGCTCGTGAAGAAGATAGAGAAAGAGCAAGTTTCTTTATCCAACCTAAAGTACGTGGATATGCATAATGGCTCGAAGATCTAGCGGCAAACGCGCATTTTTAATTGACGATCGTTTTGGTCGAAAAATTAGATATAAAGATGCAAGAACAGAATGGAATGGACTACGTGTTCATAAAAAAGATTACGAAAGTAAACAACCTCAATTAGATCCAGTAATGCCTGGCCCTGATGCGGGGGCACTCCATCATCCTAGACCTGACAACGATCAAGATTTAACAAAAGTACGTTTAGGCCCTTTACATGGAAAATTCCAAGCAGTTATATCTTTACAATTTAATCCAAATGTAATAATTAACACTGGTGAAGATTCTGATGGATTATCAGTAACTGCCTCTCAAGGTACACCATCATATACAGCACAAACTAATCTATCTGGAATAGCAAGCACATCTGCACAAGGTACTATAGCAGCAACAGCCATAACCAACCCTACAGGAATAGCAGCTACTTCTGGTCAAGGGGGGCCACAATTTAATTTAGCTGATAATGTACCAGGACAAGCAGGTACTTCAGCGCAAGGTTCATTAATCTTTAGTGCTACGGAAAACATAGCTGGTATTGGTTCAACATCAGCTCAAGGTACAGTTAACCCTCAACTAGTTGTAGCAGTTGGTGGGTTGCAAATGACTGCTAGTCGTGGTACAATAACATTCCAACAACCAGGATGGGGTAATAATCCATATGGTCTAGGAGCATGGAACGCTTAATATGGGATTAACTTACGTACAATTAAAACAAGGTATTCAGGATTGGACTGAAAATGACTCTACTGAATTTACAACAGCAACAGGATCAGGTAAAGCACCCCTAGATTTTTGTATAGAATTAGCTGAAAATAGGTTGATGAGAGAAGCCGATATAAACAATTTTAGAAAAACTACAACATTTACTTTATCAGCTAATACTAACGTATCTGCTATACCTCAAGATGTGTATATTACTAGATACATGAAAAATTCTACAGGAGAGTTTTTAGAAGAAAAAGATGATACTTTTATTAGAGAGTATACTCAAAATAGTGCTACTACAGGAACAGTAAAATATTATGGATATAGCAATTCTGGTACAGCTTACACATCCTCAAATAGACACGTAAATTACCTATTTGGAGCAACTCCAAGTGTTGACACTTTGATTGAAATAGGTTATACTTATAAGCCATTAGGGTTAAGTAGTTCCAATGCAAATACGTATATTGGTGACTATGCTCCTGATGTAATATTGTATGCAAGTGTTTTAGAAGCTTGTTACTTTATGAAAGAAACGCCTGATCAAGTGCAGAGGTTTCAAGGATTGTACGATAGATCTTTACAATCTTTCTTAGCACAAGAAATGGCAAGAAAACGAACTGACGAGTTCAAACAAGGTGAAATAAAAGGATAAGATTATGGCAGGATTAACATCAGCACTTTGCAGCACTTTTAAAAAGGAGCTATTAGAAGGAGATCATGACTTCAATAATGGAGCTGATGCTTTTAAGCTAGCCTTATTTAAAGCTAACGCAAGTATTACAGGTACGCATGGTGCAGCAACAACAAATTACTCAGATATGACTGGCAACTCAGACGAGCTAGCAAATGGTAATGGATATTCAACAGGTGGTAACACATTAACAAATGTAGACCCAAGTGTTTCAGGCACAACAGCAATTACAGATTTCGCAGATACTTCATTTACTTCTGCAACATTTACAACTAGAGGTTGTTTAATTTACAATTCAAACGATTCAAATTCAGCAGTAATGGTAATTGATTTTGGAGGAGACTACACAGTAACAGGTGGTACTTTTACAATAGCATTTCCAGCAGCTGATGCATCAAATGCAATTATTAGAATTGCGTAAGGAATAAACTATGGCATCATCATGGAGTAATTTAGGTCTAAGGTTAATGGCCACAGGGGAGAACGACGGAACCTGGGGGGCACAAACTAATGACAACATGAATCGTGTTGAAGATGCTATTAGTGGATATGCAACTGTTGCCATATCAGGAAATACAACTTTAACTTTTACTACACAACCAACATCTTATGCAGATGAAAATGGTCGTAATAAAGTTTTAGTATTTACAGGCACACCAGGCGCAACCGCAACAATAACACTACCTGATATTGAAGCAAACTATTTTGTACAAAATGATACAGATTCTAGTTTGATTTTTCAGTCAGGATCAAACGCAGTCACCTATACTTTAGTATCAGGTAGAGATGCAGCAATTTATATCGATGGTTCGGATGAAGTACACAATGCTTTAGCGAACTTAGACGTAACAACTATTAACGGGATTGATCCTGCTAATAGTGCAACAAAGGGATTTGCCACAGCAATGGCAATCGCTTTATAATTTAGGAGGAATAAAATATGGCAGATTCAGCAAGTGTATCTATGACAGCTACAGTATTGCCTGATGAGATTGCTAAAACAATTAGTGGTTCAGTAACATTAGCACCAGCTGATGCAAACGACAAGTGGTATTACAAGTTAACAGCTTGTACAACTACAAGCACTGATTTAATAGCAGGATATTTCACAGACTATACTGCAGTAGATGATGATACAGCACCAACAGCAGTTGCTACAGCCGACAAAATTAAATTCATATTTATCAAGAACACAAGCACAGCAGATGGTATGATTGTATGTTTTGACGGTGGAACAGCAGCTCATGACTTAGTAGACGGAGTATTTATCGGAGCAGGCGAGTCCTGGTATGGTAGATTACCAAACACTACAGTAGCTAATCTACATGCTATTAGTGCTGATTTAGGCGGAACAGGTGACGCAACAGTTAACTGTATCGTAGCAGCTTTAATAGATGATGTAGCATAAGGTAGGGAAATATGGCTCAAGATTTTGAAGGCAAAGGCTTTCCCGTATCAACTACCAATGTACAACTTAGATTTGCGGATAGTGATGATGCAATCGTAGGAATACGATTAGCTAACATTCTCACTTCTCAAGTTACTGCAGACGTGTTTTTACAGCATAACGGCTCTAACATTTATTTAGTTAAAGGTGCCCCCATTCCTGTGGGCGGTGCTTTGGAACTGATTGATGCGGGCTCCAAAGTTGTAATGATGAGTGGCGATAGACTAGTAGCAGTATGTAATACAGCTAATGGTTTAGATGCTTGGGTAACAAGTGTAGATTCAATAAGTACATAAGGATAAATAAATGGCATACGTCGGAACACCAATAGATACTACAAATACTTTTCAATCACTAACTGGAGATAGATTTGATGGAGATGGAAGTGCGGTAGCATTTACATTATCCACAGCACCAGCTAGCACATTGGATAT